AGGTGACTTCTGCGGTCTTGGGCTGGATGGTCAGCCCGTCAACATGCTGCAAGGCGGCAATGGCCTCATGCGTCTGTGCGGTGACGGTGAGGGTCTTCGGGTCGATGGTTACGCCCTCGATGTCGCGCACCTTCGCCAGCACGTCGGAATCATCGGCGCGGAATGTGACGGCGATGTCTTCGTGCTTGGCGGTGTTGACGTCGGTGTTGCCCTGCTGCTCAATGTTGAGCTTGAATGTTGCTTGCAAGCCGTCTTGCCATTTGCCTTTGAGCGCATCAATCTGATATTGCGTCTGCTCTATCTGCTGCTGGTAGTCCTTCCACTGCTTTGCGTCGAGAGCCTTGGCCTGCTCTGTCTGCAAGGTTTTCAACTGTTCGTTGAGCTGTGGCAGCGAACCGACGGGGAACTTCACCTGCCGGGCTTCGTCGGCGAACTTTTTCAGTTCGGCGTTGCGGTCTTGCAGGGTCTTGATTTCGCCCTGTATCTTCGCCATGCGCTCCGTCAGCCCGGCCTTCTGTGCGTCGTCGGCGGTCTTGGCGGCGGTGGCAAGGTCTTGATACTGCTTCACCAACTCGGCGATGCGGGCGGTGTTCTGCTGTTCCTCGGTCTTGGAAGTGGCATCGGTGCGTGTGGTGGTGGTCTTTGGAGGTGTAACCGTCGTGACTGGATTGGCGATAGGGGCAGGTTTCGTGTCCGTACCATTCAGCACAGCCTTGGCGCGACGGTCGTACTCGTTCATATTGCGCTGTATGGCCTGCTTGCGGTTCTCGAGGTTGCGAATTTGCTTCTCATACACCATGGCCATATTACCGTCCATATCCTTTCCGGCTTTTTCCTGAATCTGGCGAATCTGGTCGTTGATGTCGAGAATCTTTCCGCTGTATGCCTGAATCTGGCGGGTATATAGCCGCTGCTTGCCGGGCGTGTTGCCACCACGCAGACGGTCAACGGCACGATCGATGAACTGACCGCCACCGTTGCGGGTGTCACCCTGCTGCTGACCTATGGAGAATCCTCCGAGTGCTCCCTTGATTTTGCCAATATAATCGAGAACGCTGGCCAGCGCACTCACGAGTTTAGCCTTGATGCCAGTCGCCATCTGGTCCCATCCGTCGTACTCAAAGCAATCACGAATGGCACCGTTCAGCTTCACGTTGGCTTCGTACAGGTCGTTGTAGGCATCACCCACTTCACCCGTCTGTCGCTTGGTTTCTTCGAGATTAGTGTTGAGCGTGGCAATGGCTTCGCCGAGTTTCGTTCCGGCCATAGCACCCTGACGACCGAACACCTGCTGCATCACTTCGCCAGCGGCTTGGCTGTTGCTGTTCACACTTTGTATCTGAGTGGCCACCTGCTTCAGCGCGTCGAAGATGGTGAGCGAACCGTCGCGCAATTGCTGTGACATTCTCTGTCCGTCGATACCAAGTTTGCCGAGTGCCTCGCTCGTGGCATTGGTCATCAGGCGGATGTTCTTGATACCCATCACGATGGCGTTCATGTTCTGGTCGGTGAAGATACCGCCCTCAGAGTTCTGGATAACGGCAACCAACTGCGAGGCTGATACACCAGCATCGCGGAAAGCCGGTGCATACTGCTGAATCATACTGAGCAACTTAGGTCCGTCGCCATGAATCATGCCCTGCATACCATCGCGGATGAGCGACATGGCCTGCTCGCCCGTCTGCCCGAACTGCGTCATGAGGGTATTGGCGGCGTTGATGGCTTCGCGGAAATCCACGCCGTATGTGTCGGTCAATGCCCGTGCTTGGTTGGTCATGCGGTCGCTTTCGGGTCCCTTCAGTCCGGTGGTAACGGTGGTTATCTGGTCTTGCTTGGCCAGTTCGGCATTATACTTCGCCCACTCCTGCGTGGCTTTGCCTACGATGGCACCAGCAGCACCGATGCCTGCCGACAAGAGGGCGGTTTTCGAGGTTAGCAGTTCGGTGATGTTGGCATTGAGCCCCATCTTCTGGCCGAGGCTGTCTATCATACCACCAAACTGTCCGAATTTTGAGCCGGACAATTCGCGGTTGATGCTTTCGAGTTGTGCCTTGCTGTCCTGTATGCGTCCCTTCAGTGTGTCGAGCGAGTCCGACAGGGCTTTGCCGAATGGCGACGCTTTCTCGGCATCGGTCATCTGGCGATACTGCGCAGAGATTTCCACGAAAGTCTTCTTCATCTCTGCCAGTTTGCCGTTGGCTGTGCGCGAGGTGGTGTCCATCTCACCAAGAGCACGCACATAGTCGAGTGTCTCCTTCTCCACATATTCCAGTGACCCGCCAACTTTGCGGCACTGTTCGGCATATCGGGTCAACCCCTCGGCTGCCCGTTTCAGTTTGTTGTCGTATTCTTGGCTCTCTACTCTTAGCCTCAGTATTGAATCTGCCATAAAAAGATGCGTAATTAATGTAACTTACACTAATCACGCATTTTTATGCTTTGGGTTTACTCACTTCTTATTCAGCATCGCTTCGAGTTCGGTGTCTATCAGCGTGGCCAGATTGTCGGCTGCTTGTGCCAGGGCGCGTTGGCCTGCACCACGGAAGAAGTTGCGCGGGGCTATGGCACCACGGCTACCTGTGTTGGGGTGCTTGTTCCATTTATCCACCTTGCGCTTGTCGTTGGCGGTGAATTCTACGGAACGATTGTCGGTGCCGCCGTTCAGGAACCGGAGAATGAAGCCTCGGTCGAGTGGTCCGTAGCTCATTATCTGCTGGGTGCGATGGCTGCGGGTGCGACGGTTGCCGCCTCGGTGGGATGGATGGCGCGGCGGTTCGTAGCTGGTGGAGCCGTGAGCCTTTCGGCTGCTGTATATGTTGATATTGGCTCCCAGTATCTTCTTATATACAGCGGTGCGCACTGATTGGGCTGCTCCGCGTGGATCGCCACCTTTGAACTTGATGCTGCCTACTACCTGGGCGCGTGCCTCCTTGATAACGCCGCGAATGAGTCTCTGCAAGGCCTTCTGGGTCTTGGGGTTGGTGCTCAGGGCGGCTTCGAGTGCGCGCTGCTGCTCCAGTATCACGCTGTCGTTCAGTTCGAGTTCTATCATACACCAATCGCACAAAAATAGGCCGTGGGTTTACTTTTGTTTGCGAAAAGTTTGGCGGTTTGTCGGGAAATGGTTATCTTTGCGGCCGATTAGATTGTTTTATTACTTATTTACCTAAAAACTTTAAACATGAGAAAATTGATTTTTGCAGCCATCGCAGCGGCTGCGCTAATGAGCTGCGAGAGTGTGGATGAACAGCGCGAAAGCGATGGCCAGGAGCGTGAGATTACATTTGCCTGCGGCGGGTTTGACGTGGCGAGTGCGACGCGCGCCCTGGAGGCTGACGGCAAAGGGATGACCGACCTGTGGGTGATGGATTATCACGACGGGACGCTGGTGCAACAGGTTCACCAATCGGGCACAGATGCCGACTTCGGAGCGCCCACGATGCGACTGCGAACGGGCGAACACCAAATCTGTTTTGTGGCCAGTCGTGGCACGGGGGCTGCGGTAGATACCGAGGCGCACACGATAGCATGGACGAAACCCAGCGACACATTCCACAAGTCGATCACGATTGATGTGCAACCGTCGTCGGCGGCTCAGCAGCAGGTTACGCTGGAGCGCGTGGCCACTCGCTTGCGACTGACGTTGACGGATGAGGTGCCTGCCAACGCGGTATCGGTGACGGTAGCACCCGAACGATGGTACACAGCGCTGGACTATCTTTCGGGCGAGCCATCGGCTGCTGTGACCGACTACACCAGCACGGTGGCGCTGCCTGAGAGTGTGCGCGGCACCACGGGGGTGCAGATAAGCATCTACGGACTGAGCTCGGCGACACAATGGACCACCGATGTGGCTCTTACCAGCACCAATGCCGATGGCGCACTAATCGGGCAGGGCACAATCAAAAGCGCCCCCATGCGTCGTAACATCATTACGAACTGCACAGGGCCGCTTTTCTCGTCGGTCACCGTCGGAGGTATAGTGCTTAATACGGAGTGGTTGCCTGAGGTAGAGATTACTTGGTAGTGTCGGCAGCGTGCGCCCGATTGTATTCCTCCATCTGTCGGCGCAGATTTTTCACTATACTTGGCGTCGGGGCTGGCAAATCATCGTTGCCGTCGGTATCGTCGCTTTCGGATTGTCGATCCCAATTGAAAGGTAGCCATTCGGTAATCAATGGCACCGTTTTGCCTTCGGGCACGCCCATGCAGTAGGCCACATGGTAGGCCACCAGTCGGGCTTGATCCCAGCCGTCGCGGCGCCGGCGTTTATATCCATCGACGATGGCGCGCACTTCGCGCCAGGTGAGCTCATACCAGAACTCGCGGCGCGAGATACCGATTTCGCCCACGAGCATACGGAACAGCTCGTGGACGCTCATTAGTTTTTTGGCTTCTCGCCTTCGGTATTATCTTCGGTGGTGGCGGGGGCATCGGTCACGTCGAGAGCACCAACCTCGAAAAACTCTGTCACCAGCTCCATGATGGTGGTGGTGGCGGCTGTGATATCCTTCAGCGCCTTCAGGTCGCCGTCGCCAATGATGGCTTCGGCGGTCAGCTTGGTGTTCTCGTCGGCCGTGAGTGCGGCTGCCATGATGAGCGCCATGCGGTTGTGCGTCAGGTCGAGATTGGAGGCGCTGAATGGTGTCGAGGTGATGCGTTCAAACCCGTCGATGGTCTTCAGGGTGAAGGCCACGGTGTACTGCTGCCCGCCGATAGTGATTTCTTTCTGTTTCATAGTTTCTTTTGTTTTTTAATGAGATAAATAATTATTCGCTGTAGGGCTCGAGTTCGCCGATGCCAGTGAATCGGGCTGTGTAGGTGGCCACGTCGGCATTCTGTGCGTTGATGCTGATGTCGTTCAGTATGGCGGCACCTGTCAGCTGCATGCCGTCGGCTGTGGCGTCGCGGTTCTGTGCGCCTGCGGTGTGTGTGAATCGCAACTGATACACGCGACCTATCTGCAACTGGTCGGCACTCACGGCACCTGGGCGATACTCCTCGTCGCCATCGCTCAGCACGAGTGCATCCACCTGCATGTCCCAGTTGATACTCACGGGTTCGCGTTCCATCCAGTCGCCTGTGGTGTCCTTGGTGGTGTTTTCTATCATTTCCACGGCGGCATGAGCCACGCAGTTGGTGCTGGCTGCTATACATGTCAGGTGTTCGGTGTCGTCGCCCACCATCACTCTGAGGTTTTCGCCTTTAATTGTTGCCATGTCTTTGCTTTTTTTTTTGATTTTAAAAACCCTGCCGCTGATATTGCGCGGCGGCAGGACTTGATAAGAATATTTTTTTTAAAAAGAGAAATTTCTCTATGCGAGCGGTCCCGTTCCAGAGAATTGCACCGAGATAGTGGAATTCTGTCGGTTCTGGGCGGTGATGTTGATGTCGTTTATATACGCTTCTCCGGTCTTCTTGATGGCCGAGTTCTGCCCGACACGATTGTTGGCGCCAGCAGTCTGGTCGAAGGTGAGTGTCACCTTGGTCTTGTTGATCATCAGCGAGAGCAGATCCTGTGGCAGTTCACCGTTTGTGCCGTTGTCTTCCAATGTCACCAGAGATTCGGTCTGAGCGTCCCACGACAGTCCGGTCACTTCCTGCTCCTGGAAATCTCCGACCGAATCCTTGGTCGAGCTGTCCTGAAGCTGTGCAGATACGTGGAATGTGCAGCTGGTGGCCATTGCGATGCACTTGCCACCTACCATCACACGAAGGTTTTGTCCTTTAATTGTTCCCATAATGCTATTCGTTGTTTTGTACGTCGCAAACGTAGTGCACCAAGTCCCAGTAGCATGGCTTCATCCAGTCCCATTGCACGCCGTCGGTCTTTGGGAATCCCTCCAGCAGGTTGGGAATGTATTCGCCTTGGTTGTAGAGTGTGGTGATGTAGTTGTTGACGGCACGCATGGCCATCATCGCTATGTCGTCCACCTCCTTCGGGTCTTTCGCTCCTACCTCGATGGCTGCACCCATCTGCCACATGCTCGGCATCCAGTCGTCGTCCTTAGTCGCCTGTGCCGGCTGCTTGCCCTCGTCGCGAATCACGATGTAAGGCAGCGGGGTGTTGTCCTTGGCATCTGGCGATACCTCGAAACAAGTCGATTCCACGCGATTGCCAATGGTGGTCATCAGTTCGCTGTCTGCACAGATGGCGTTGTAGATAAGTTGGTCGAGCTTCAGCATGGTGGATGTTCTACGTTGTGCTTCGTTGTTATTACTTTTTTAATTGATGGATATATTCGCACATGCGCTTGATGGGTTCAAAGAAAACCGGCTGGCTGCCATTGCTGGCGCTGCCAGCCGGTACTTAAGAAACTATGTCACAAAAACGCTTGCGCGCGGTGAGAGGGTTTAGCCGCCGATCTCGTTAGAAGATGCAGGCTCGATGAGCTTGATGAGCTTGAAGGCCTGTGGCTTGCCGTTGGCGTTGCCGCCGTTGACCTTGCTTGACATCTCTACGAGAGAATAGTCGAGACCCATGCCGAGGGCAATCACGTTGCGGTCGAAGTTCTCCTGAGAAGTTCCGTCCACATTGAACTCGATGCCATCAGCATATACCTGCTCGTTCAGGTAGCCGAAGTGACCGATACCGATGTAGCGGATAGGAATCTTCTTGGTGTCGGGATCAGCGAAGTCCTTCGTACCGATGCCGTTCTCGTCGAACGAGTAGTCAATGTACGGAGATACCTTGTAGCGGTAGCCTACGCACTGGCCATCCTGTACGACGGTGCGGTTCGAGTCGGTGGTGCCAGGGATGAGCTTGGTGAACTTCAGGTCAACCTCGGTGGTCTTGTCCATGATGAGCTCGGGCTCGCCCTCGAAGCCAAGATCATACATTTTAGCAATCTCCTTGGCGATGTTCTTACCGATGTTCTCGTCGAGAGTCAGCTCAACGATGTCAACCTTAGCGAAAGGCATGTCGAGCTTTCTGAATGCGCCGTGACCATAGACGTGCTGAGCACGGAAGATGGCCCAACCCTTCTGGAACTTGTAGGTCAAGAAGGCGATGATGTCGAATGCAGCCTGAGCGACGGCACGACGGCTGACGGGAACAGAGGCAGCGACACGCTGTGGGTTGGTCTTGATGTTGGCGAAGTCCAGCTTCTGCTCAGCCACCTTAGTCACCTCACCCTCGATGGTGAACTTCACGTCGTTGATAGAGTAAGGGATAACCTGTGTGCCAGTCACACCAGTCAACATCTGAAGGTCGTCTGGCAGTTCGATGCCTGGTACCTTAGTGTCGATGATGGGGCGAATCTCCACAGGAATCAAGCCGCCTGCCTCCAGGTTGCCATCCACGTTTTGGTCGGCACCAGTGGTGACGGCGTTGGCGAGAATGGTGGTGGCGTTGGCTGCACGCTTATGGGTGAAGCAGTCGGCAATCATCTCGCGCAACTCCTTACCCTTGTCCTCGCGGCTCTGAATCTTGGCGAGTTCAGCACCGCTGGCCATAGCCTTTGCGCGGACTGAAAGTCCTTCTGACTCGTGGATAAGAATGTCGTACTGACGATCCTGCTCACGCTGCTCAGCCATCAGCTTCTCACGCTCTTCCTTCTGCTCCTCAGAAGTCAGGGCACGCATTTTGGCCTCACGTGCGTTGGTCTTCTCGTCCATCTCGTCGAGCTTGGTCATGATTTCAAGCTGACGCTTCTCGATGTCTGCTTTTGTCATTTTTGCCATGATAAAAACGTTTTTATAAGGGTTAATAATTAAGTGATTCTATGTCGATTTCACGACGGCGGTGCTGGGCACGCAAGCGCATGGCCTGCTGTTCGCGGAAACGCTGCTCCTGCTCTTCCAGTTCGCGGGCTTCCTGATCCTCCTTCTCACGCTGTTCGCGGGCTGCTTTCTCGGCATTGGTCTCGCCTCCGTTGGCCTCACGCTCTGCCTTCTCGCGGGCCTCACGCTCCTCGTCGGTCTCTTCATGCTTGTCATCGTCGTGTTTGTCATCATCGTGGTCGTCGCCACACTCGCGCTTCAGCTGTGCCTCAATAGCCTTGTCGATAGCCTCGGATGCCTCACGCAGTCCGACGGTGGTCTGCTCGTAGGCTGGGTGGGTGACGATGGCCACGTCATAGAGACCGGTGATTTTCTTCACATGGCGCAGCCATACCTCCTTGCCGTCCTCGATGTCGTTGGTCTTCTCGTAGCTTACGCCGTTCTCGGAGTCCTCCCAGTCGTCCTCGAATGCGAACGACATGCCGGTGATGTCGCCGCGCTTCATCAGTTCCAGCGCATCGTTGGCATTGTTGGTGTGGGGCAGGTCGCAGCGGCAGTCGATGCCGTCGCCACGGAGTTCGAGAGTGAGGGTGTCCTTCTCGGAGTTGCGGAAACGTCCGAGCACGTCGGGCACCATGTTCGAGTGGTTAAGATTCAGGATCACGTCGGACTTCGCGAGAAGTTCACGGCTGATGCAGCCAGGCTCCAGAATCTCATACACCTTGCGTGTGGAGCTCCAGGGTGTGAGGTTGACCGAGCGCACGCCGAAGACTATCGGACGGCCCTCAATCTCGCGGCTCTCCTGCTGCCCCTCCTGTGGCTCGCGCAGTTGCAGGCCGCAGTCATTGGTTGGGATGAATCTTGTCTGTTTCATATTCTCGTTTTACATTTTGAAAATGTTATCTACTTATCGGGCGTTTTAGCGTCCTGGGTTTACTGCGCGATGCACACGGCTTTCGCGCTTCTTTCGTTGCTGCTGAATCTCGCGCTCCAGGGCGTCGATTTCCTGTTTGGTTGGGTTGGGTGTCATATTCTTGTCTGTTTGGAAAACTTGGTCTATCTTCTCGGCAAAGAATGACTATATTCTTTTCGGAGAATAACTATGTTCTTGTCGGAGAATAACTATGTTCTTGCCAGAGAATCCCTATATTCTTGTCAGAGAATCCCTATATTCTTGTCAGAGAAACCTTACTAACTTTCCTCGCCCTCCTTTGGCGGTTCTCCTACGGTGTAGTTGCCGGGCTTCAGCTGGGTGCTCGCGTCGCTCTTGGCGATGAGAGCCTTCAGCGTCATCAGGTTGGCACTGGCCATTGGTACGTCGCCATCCTCCACCGCTGGCATGTCGAAGTCGCGGCGGGCCTCGTTGACGGTGCAGAGTCCCGACTGCATCTTCAGCTGTGCCACCTTCGCACGGCGTTCGGGGTCCATCACCATCAGCGGGTCTTCGCAGATGTGGATGTCGCGTGTGCCGTAGTCCTTGAAGCCGATGAGCTTGCGCGCAATCTCCTTCTCGTTGCGGTTCTTCAGCGGCAGGATGGTTCGCGTGTGAAACTCCATCGTCGCGTTCTGATAGTCGTTGTAATGGCTGTTGGTGTCGAGCATCAGCAGCGGACGCGGTACGCCCCAATAGCGGGCCACGTCGTCGTAAGTAATGCCCAGTTGCTCCAGCATCTGCATGTCCTGTGCGGTCATGCTGAGGTTCTGGAACGACTCCAGCCCGTGCATCGACACGATGTCATGACCCGAGTAGAACTTCTTCTGCATCTCCTGGGCAGTCTTCTGCACCTCGCTCTGATTCAGCAGTCCGTAGGCGAGCGTGCCCACACCCTGCTGCGGTTGCTTCTCGCTGATGATGCCCTTGATACGACCGCCCTTTGCCGCCGTGTCGAGAGCCTGCGAGCGTAGGGTGCGGTTCAGCGTCAGAGCCTCAAACGCATAGAGCAATGTCGATTTGCCCCAGCCGTTCGGGTAGCGGAAGTTGTTCGGGAAATGCAGCACGTCGCTGGTCGGCACGTTCACCTCCGTCTTGTAGCCGCGATCCGTGAGATATACGATGCTGGCATAGGTGGCGGTGTTGATGTTGTAACCGCAACTCTTCACGAGCCACAGGTGCAGCGGGAACCCGAACTCGTCGCGCTCGATATAGACAAAGCCGTTGCCCGTCAGTGTGCGGTTCAGCTCCACCAGGTTCCACAGGTCGGGAGCCGACATGATGGGGTTCGCCTCCTCCTGCAACAGGTAGTTGATGCGCCGTCCCAGTCCGCGCATGTCCTGTACGAAATTGTCGCGCTCGAAGTCCTTCTTGCGGTACTGCACCGGCATGACGCTCATCGTGTCGCCACGCAGCGTCACGGCACGATAGACCGCCGACACCGAGCAAGCCGCCTCTGGGGTTCGCGTCGCCACGATGCGCTCCATGTAGTCTCCGCCCTCCACCGGTTGATTGCTCGGATGGTTCGGGTCGGTCGTCACCGGCACACCAGGCACGGCCTTTGCCGTCGGGTCGGCCTCGCGCACCATCAGCGCATTTTCGGGCGTAGCCTGTCTGAAAAGATTACTGAAAAAACTCATATCTTATTCCTTTTTACTATTCGCGCGTTTTGTGGTCTTGGGTTTACTCGCAGCCTTTCCTGCCTTTTTCGGCTTCACACCCAATATTTCCTCCTTCTCAGGTGTCCGCTCGTTGATGCTGAAGAAGTAGTCCACATTCTTCGCCTTCATCTCGCGGTTATAATTTTCTCCGCATGGTGACAGTCGGCGCATCTTCAGCGTCGCCCATTCCTCAGCGGTCTTGGTGTTGTAGTGCTTGATGTACGCCACGCTGTGGATCACCTTCGGTTGCACGGGTATTTGCTCGATACGCTCATGCAGCACGTTCTCGCATTGCACGACGGGCGCATTCGGGATATGCGGGTCATTAAACGAGATGCCGTTGATGCCAGAGCGCACAAACGACTTCACGTGGCGGTTTATCTCAAAGTCCTCGCCGGTTCCCTGGGTGAAACGCTCGGCCATTGGCCGCTCGTCGTAGCGCGTCAGTCCGCTGTCCGTCATGGTCATCCAGTTCAGACTCACCACGTCGGCCTCATAGGCATCCAGAAAGTCGTGGATGTCGCGCCCATCCTCGATGCAAACCAACTCGTCGAAGTCGAAGAAACCTATCCACTCGTATTCGCCAGAATGGTCGCGGTAGCATTTTTCGTAGGCATCCTTTTGCAGCCCCTCGAAATAGGTTATCTCTACAAATCCCGCCTCGATGTATGGCTGTAGCACGTCGGCGAACAACTCGCCATCGCTGATGCGGTTGTTGTCGTAGATAAATATCTTATCCACACCCAGCCGCTTGTAGTGCTCCACCCATTCTACGGCGTAGCGGTTCTCCAGTCTGCCGATGGCGCACAAGGCCACCTTGCCGTTCTTGCAGCCTTCAGGCTCCCACAGTTTGCGGTGCATGTTCAGCCACTCGGCCTGTGCCTTCAGATTGTTGTTCCGCCACGATCCACTGCCGAAGTGCTCCACGAACTCGCGGATGTCGATGTGCAATCCCTTCAGACGCGGACGATGCGAGAGCACGTCTTCCAGCAACGAGGCACCCGTGTCGTACCAGTTGGTGCGGTCATTGCGGTCGGCCTTCAGTCCGTAGGTGCGGTTCGGGTCGAAGTATTGCACACCCTCGGCCATGAACTTGGGCACATTGAGCCAACAGAGCATTGGCAGGATGCGACCGATGCCAAACGGGTTGTGCGGCTGCTGGCGCTGCACGTAGGCCACGAACGAATATTCCTCGCGGAAAAACTCGTCGATATTCCTCTTGATAAGCACGTCGCTCTCCACGAGCACGAAGCCATCAGGCAGCAGTCGCCAAAGTTCTTGCACTGTCCGCATGTGGCGCACGCTGGCAAAGTCGCACCCCTTCGCACAACCTATCGAAGCATTACGCTGCGGGAATGCCGACAGCAGCTTATCAAAGTCTATGAGTTGCCCCCTTGTGTTGTCAATCACCTCCACGCCTGGCATCTGGATGCGGAAGGGTCGCTCGTTGCTGTTGTCGAACACCACCACGCGGTAATCCCTGCCACCCTGCTTCCTTATCGACAGGATGCAAGCCTCGGTCAGTTCCGGTGTGTTGTAGTTGATGATTGCGATTGTCTTCTGTGTCATAGTTCCTTAATCGTTAATGATGTTTACTTGTGTAGTCATCTCGGTGGCGGTGATTACTATCTTGTTATCGCGGCGGTCGCTGTTGAGCGACTGTATCTGGTAGATGCGGTCGTCGTGCTCAATCAGGCTCTCGCGGGTGATGGCCTTGGCGGCATTGCCCGAGTATTGCAGCTGAAACATCACCGTGTTGTAAGCATCCAGGGCGCCCTCGCGCAGGGCACGTGTGCCCTTGTTCCACCGGTAGGTGGCCCACAGCCGCCCCACACGCTGGTAGCCGGTCTTCTCGCCAAACTGGCGTGCGCCGGTGGCCTTGTTGAGCACGCTGATGCGCGCCTGGCGCTGTCCTGAATCGAATCCTATCTGTGCCATAGTCGTGTGGGGCTTTTATGCGTTTGGATCGTGGGCCGCCATCAGCAGGTGGCCGTCGGCGGTGCGCAACAGGTGGCCGTCGGCACTCACCAGATAGCGCAGATCTATCAGCATGTTACTCTTTCCCGTTAGTCTCACTTGGCAGGTGGTGCGCTGGCGGTTCTGTGCCGTGTAGCTGGCGTCGCTCACTATGGCCTCGCCGGCCATCAGCTGCTCCAGCTGGTCGCGGTTCTGGTCGCCATTGGTCAGGCCGAAGCCCACCTGTACCGTCTGCCCCACAAGGTCGCTCACATCCTGAATGCCCACGGCCTCCAGGTCTTCATCGCTCGTCACGGCGGCATTGGCCGTAACGTCCCACGCCACCGATGCCACGCGCTGGCGCTGCCATGCCCCTTCGTCGTCCTTGGTCGAAAGCTGTTGCATGTTCACGCTCACGTGCAGCTGGCAGTCGAGCGCCGCAATGATGGCGCGCCCGCCGATGGTGATACGCAGGTTCTGTCCTTTTACTGTTGCCATAATTCTTAGTTCTTAATTACTCGGTGGTTACGGGTTGCAGTGCCTCGGCATAGGGAGTCCAGTCGATGGCGTCCTTCTCGACCCATCCGGCATTCAGCTGCTCCATCTTGTGATGGTTGCAGGCTTCATTAAATGCCTTCAGTTCTGCCTTGGTGGTAAACTCCTGATAGATGGGAGTGCCGTCGGGCTGTTCGCCTATCTTCAGAGTGACGGGTGCCACGGCCTGCGAGAAGTTCAGCTGATTCTCGACCGAGAGCCACACGGGTTTCTCGTTCCACATCAGGCCACCGATGATCTGCGCCTTCACGCGCTCGTCGATATCATTCAGTATGGCAGCCTTGACAGCCTCGAAGCTGGGCTTGCCCTGCTTCTTGTAAAAGTCAAGCTGACGCCACTCGGCACTCTCGCCGTCTTCCTTCACGTTGAGTCCGTACATAATGACCACGCGGCTCTGGTCTTCTGATACAGGAGCGTAGTCGCTCACGTTGCCGCAGTACTTGTTGTTTGCCATGATTCTTTGCTTGTTAGTGAAACAATAATTATCTAACAAGCGGGGGAAATGTTGTTGCGGGTTTACCAGACAATCGGGGCAAACCTCGTTATGCTGCCTTGATGATGTCGCCGTCTATCTCTTCAAACAGCTGGTGACGGATGTTGTAGGATGCTGAGTGCGACAGCACACCCAGATAAGAGTTGATGCTGGCTTCGGCGTGTTCGATGTCGCGCAGGTCGATGGTCTTCACGTTCTTCTCGATACGTGCCAGCGTCTTGTTCGAGATATAGTCGCGGTAGGGTTTGACGAATGCGCCCAGGAACTCCACACCCTGTCGTATGTCGCGGACGTGGAGTTTACCCATGTGAAGTTGCAAGCCTAATTCGTCGGCGAGGAACTCGCGCACCTTGGGAACTTGATTCAACAGCCACTCACGGCAGGCATCCACCATCACCGAATCGTCAACATATCGACCATAATGCTCGCAAAGAATGTCTCGCTTCACCCATTGGTCGAATGGGTTCATATAGACGTTTGAATATAGTTGCGAAGTAAGATTACCAATCGGCAATCCGAGACCTGGCTGCACGTAGCGCATGCACTTGGCGCGGTCCATACCGTCCCAATCGCTCTCGTCGCCCACGATGAAGCAGTTCTCCATCGGGTCGAGCATGATGATTTGCTCGGTGAGCCACATGATGAGATTCATGTCGCGGATGTCGGCCCATGTGGTGCTCTTGGTCAGTATCACGCCTTGTGGAATTGGTACGTCGTCGGTCAGCCCCACCTTGTGGGTCGCCATCTTTGTGAGTGAATCTGTGGCTATCTCCAGCAGTTTCTTGCGGTTGATATGCATGAAGTAGCCACGAATGTCGAGGTTCATGGCAAAGCATGGCTGCGTCCAGTTGAGCGAAGCCTGACGGATATGCTGGCGCAGACGATCCACACCATAATGCGTGCCGCGACCTTCGATACAACTATATGAATCGGCGATGAAGGTGCGCTCAAACATCTGGTGAGTGTAGCGGAAGTAGAGGTGATGCACGATGCGGTCGCGGAACATGGCGGCGAACACTTCACGCTTCTTGGGATAGTCGATGACAAAGCACTTCGACGGTTGCGCCTTGTATCGGTGATTAAGTAGGTCGTCGCAAAGTTCTTCGAGGTTGGCCCGCAGGTCGCGTTCAAACTTCTGCACATAGGCCATCTTGTGCTTGTGGCGGGCTGCGTCGAAGAAAGCGATATATAAATCAAACAGCAGCTGCTCGCGTGTTAGGCGATAGCCGCTGTTGTCAGTAAGGATGGTGAGGGGACGGCTGGTGGAGTTCACGCTGCCGTGGTGATCTTGGTCATGATGGACTGCTCTATCGACGAGTGCTGCACCGCCCTGACAGAGAACCCGTTGAACCGATTGTTATTGTTGGCCGGATTGACTCCTGACTCATTGAAGTTCAGGTTGTAACCGTTCGTCTGCGAGTTGAGCGACACGCTCCAGTAGTTCCCGTTCGTGCCTCTGTTGTTGAGCGAAGTCCCGTTACGGTTGCCAGAGGCGGGGAAGAAGCACAGATCGATGTCGATGCCAATCGAACGGCACACGCTGAGCAATCCAGTACCCATCGGGTGGGCGGTGTGGTTCAAAATATGAATGGTGTCGGTTGCTACCTGATACGATGCACACAACAGAATGCTGAAGCGCAAGCCGCTGCGAGTCTTTGCTTTTTCACGCCTCCGACGGAGGTATGACGAGCAACCTATGAACTTGTCTTTTTCGTCCTGACGCATTCCTCTCACCTTTCCTTTAGAGTATGGCCGTTATCTGCTGCTTCAGCCGTTGGATGAAGGCTATGTTCTCCATCGGTGTGCTGTCGCTGAGCGGATAGGCCAGTATTTGTTGTATTAGTCCGCCATTCGGTCTTTTCTCAGACTGATTAGCGGGCGCAGATGTGGGTGCCGGTACTGCGGAGTTTTCGGCGGTGGTTTCGGCTTTTCGCTGAGCTTTTATCTGCTTCATCTCCTCTTGCGAGCGTTTTGGTGGCTTAATCTCGTGAGCTTCCGTCCATTTTTCTACTGCATCTTTTATTCGGTCGTATGTTATCTCCGAGCCGTCGGTTGGTTCGGGAAACGGGATGCGGAAGGTGATGTGGTCGTTCTCAACGCCCTCGAAGTCCTGGCGCAGTGGGCAAAATTTTTCGATGCTCTTAAACGGGAACCCTACCTTGCAGAATGTCTGCTCGCTGTCCTTCATTTTTATGCGTGTAACTGCTAATGGATGCCTGTCGCGAGTTTGATTGCGAACGGCATCGGTATAGCTGATGACGCTGATGATCCAAGCGCTCCAATCGTAGGCGGTGTAGAACTGCCCCGTCTTATACATGTGAACCACGTCAAAATCAGCCGCCGTGGGCCGCTTGCGTTCCGTTTCGAGAATATCGATTATTTTTCCCATTGATAATTATGTATATTAAGCCAAGAACATCCGCTCTTCCCGCCAACACCGCGCCGCGGCTGTCGCCGCTTTTGGGCGCGGTGCAGGCTGGAATAGCGGTATCTTTTTCGGGAGACGAAAAAGACAAGTTACTGCACCGCCCTGACAGAGAACCCGTAGAACCGACTGCTATTGCGGGCCGGATTGACTCCTGACTCACCGAAGTACAGGTTGAAACCGTACGACTGCGAGTTGAGCGACACGCCCCAGCAGTACCCGTACGTGCCTCTGTTGTCGAGCGAAGTCCCGCGACGGTTGCCAGAGGCGGGGAAGAAGATGGAGTTACCGTTAATGCGCGATGTGAAGCGACGACCTGCCACACCATCCTCGTCAGTCCACTCGGAGTCGCAGTTGTTGTTCAGTTCCTGGAACTCACCCACGGTCGGCATGCGGCAGGGGGCTCCCATGTTGTGACGTGCTGCATCGTAGGTGCCGTTGGTTGGGATGTTGCCCGTGAGGGCTGCGCCTGGGGTCTGAGCGTATGGGCCGTCGTTCGATGTGCCGAAGTCGTAGCCGTCGGTGCCGGTGTGGCCCGTCACGTTGCCCCACGAGAAGTACAAGCCGTCCTCGTAAGGAGTGGTTGCACCCACGTTGTGCTCGCACCACAGCAAGCCGCTGGGCAGTGCCAGGTCAACGAAGCCGGTGGGGGCTGCTGCCGTCTGGCTCAGAATGCCGATGACGTTGAACTGCGTGCCGTCGTAGTACATCACGAGGATGGTGTTGGCGTGCACCTTGCCCATCGGCATGGCGTTGCCGTAGAGTTTGATGGGCTTTGCTGCGCTTCCGTTCACGCTGAGCGTGGGACTGCTGGCGGTGAAAGCGTTCACGAAGTTGACGGCAATGGTGCCGCCGGGGGTCAGTACGGTGTTCTGCATGCTTACCGTCTTGGCGGCTGTTGCGCCAGCGGTCTCACACACGCCGTAACCAAAGCCGAGGGGTGCCACGCTACCCGTGTCCACCAGCGGCTGGATTTTGTTCAAAATCGCCTGAATCTTAGCGTCGGTTTGCGAAAGGTCAAAAATTCCGTTTGCCATAATCGATTATGTTTTAAAAGGGTTAGAAAAAAAACTATTCGGTTGTAGTGAGCTTGATGAATGGCTTCACCATCAGATCGATGCTATAAGGCACTTGCACCTGCTGCACGGTGTCGTCAGGGCCGCGGTGCTCATACAGGTGCTTGCCAAGCATCAGGCAGGCCATTGCGAAATCAGGGGGAGGCAGCACGTCGCCCGAGTCGGGGTCGGTAGTGCCAAAGGTGGCCAACAGGTCGGCGGTGGTGCGGTTGCAGGCGCGCAGCAGTGCCGCCTCGGCAGCATTGCCATCAATGGTCAGCAGCGTATCCTCGTCGGTATAGTCGTGCTCTATGCGCAGCTGGTCCTTCAGTTGTTCAAGGGTGATAAATTTCATATTTCGCTCATTTTTAATGAATATTACTAATATTCGGGCGAAATATGGTTAAGGGTTTACTGTTGGTTTATGGGTGGTTGGCGGTTTGTGGCGATGCTATAAAAAAGGGAGCGCCGCTGCGCTCCCAAGACTAACCTAATTACCAATAACTAAAAACATTAAATATAAATATTAACCTAAAACTAATCTTTTATGCTTCTCTATTCGATAGTTATCCAGATGGTGCCCTTGGCTGCTTGCAGGCGCTCGTACAAGCGCCAGAAGGTTTCAGTCGAGTGGGTAACCTGACCCACCACGGTGTTACGGCCCACGAGAATGCACCCCTCGGTGTCGCTGGCGGTGTTGCCTATGTGGATCAGCACACCATCAAAGGCCGGTACGTTGAGCAGACGGGGCAAGTAACCGTTGCAAGCCTTATACTGCGCCACCTGCGAGAATCGGGGACTCTTCACGCCCAGCGTCACTTGGTAGCGGCCACTGGGGATACAGGTCACGCCCTTGCGCTTGCGGGTTTGGTTCACGCTCAGCGGCAGGTCCTGTCGCAGTCCGCGGTCGGCATCTTCGCAGGTGTCGCAAAATCGCTCACCGTCTATATACAGCCGCCCGATGGTGTAAGTTTCGCGCCGGGCGATACGCTTCAGTTTCAATTCCATGTGCTATAACTCATTGTTTGGTTCTATGTCGTGGGGTGTTTTGCGTGTGCCAACATTCTGCATATCGTTATCGAGAATCGAACTGTCGATATCAAAATGCCTCGCTGTCTTGTCAATCAGCACTTTGGCCAGTAGTTTCCACACGCGGGCGTGCTTGTCGCCTGGTAGTCGGCAGCTGGCTTTGTTTTCGGCTATGCTCAGCATTTGCTCGGCACATACCACACCGGCTGCGATATAACTCACGGGTACGTAAACATCTACAAAAATCCACCGCTCCACACAGTATGCAAGGATGATGATTACGAACCGCTCGATTAAGGTTGGGATTACTTGTCGAAACTTGTACGACACGAATTTAGCCTTTTCGCGCTTACGCTTGGGGTACATCACATGGACACGCTTGTCCAGCTCATAAGCACTCCATGCGTCATAGAGCACGAACATGGTGGCGATAATAATCAGCGGGAAGGCTGGCTCAAATTTGCCAACTATCCAGCCAATCATGCCTCCGAATGTGAGTGTCAGCCACTCGATGGTTTTTACATACATTTTTGTTAAAAATGGGTTTGATGGGTTTCCGACACTATTGCCGTTACTTATCGCTCATAATGCGGTTTCAGGTTTACTCCACCGCCTGCGGCTATTACTTGGGCCACAGGCGATACTGGGCAGTGAAGCCCACAAAGATGCCAGCCTGCCGCTGGCCCGTGATACTGATGCCTGCACCCACTGCGGGACCTATCGACCATCGGGGTGCGGGCTTTACGATGGTGCGGGTGATGGTTGTCACCACCTCGGGCTGATGCAGCCTGATGCTGTCGAGCGCGGGCTCGTAGCCGCTCACCCATGCAGTGTACAGGCTGTCGTCGTAGCGCTTCTGCTCTATTGGCACGGGCACCTGTATGGTGTCGCTATCGTGCAGCGTGTCGGTTCGCTCTACGATGTAGGGGATGAACACCGTGCGGCCCGTCTGGGTTGATGCCGACGGGGTGGGCTGGTTGATGGTGGTGTCGCGCCACAGCGTGTCGTGCGTCTCGATGATCTGCGGTTGCGGTTGCTGCGTGTGCGGTCCGAACGCTATCCACGCCACAGCCGCCAGAAACAAGCCGAGCGCCACCAGGAACGCTCGCTTATAATACTTAGCTAACATGTAGTCGGTCATAGCCTTTACTCGGTTAGTTGCTTGTAAGCCTCCTTAAAGGTAGGCCATGCCATAACTGCCAGGACGATGATGGCAACTGCGATGGGCCAACTGCCGCCATACACGGCATAGCCAAAACCTCCGAGTGCACCCAGGATATAGGCGCAGAACTCGATAAATGCAAACAGTTTCTTCATTTTCTTTTTGTTTTTTAGTGGGTTAATAATCAATCAGCGTGCGCAATGTCCGCTGGGGTTTACTGATACACGAAAAAAGGGAGCAACCGATTACGCTCAGTTGCTCCCTTTTGTTGGGCTAATAATGTTCGTTTACTCGCTTGCCTTGAAGGTTTCGGTGACATTGCTTTCGAGTGCTTCACCGAGTGCACCCTTCATGGGTGGCGTCAACCGTTTCAGCGGTGCCAGGTCGGTGAGTGCTGGGTCGATGATGTCAACCGTCATGCCGAGGGCTTCGGCTATCTGCTGAATAGTGACGTAGGCCACGCTCACCAGTTCGCCCTTCTCTATGCGCCCGATGTGCTGACGGGTCAGTCCGGCACGGTCGGCCAGTTCCTGCTGACTGATGCCTGCCATTTTGCGCAGGGCAGTGATGCGCTGACCCATGCGCTGCGCTGCTTGTTCCTTACTCATAGCTTTGCAAATACATGTAGTTACGTTCGCCGTTCTTGTTGTGCTGTCGGCAGATAAGCCTTGCACTAATCTCCTTTGTCACCGTCTGGATGAACACACCGTCACCGCTGCTGATGTCGTAGATGTTGAATACCTTCTTCATAGTTCCTTATGCTTTTAGGGGTTTGACTTATTGTTGAAGGGTGGGAGCGGTCGTCCGCTCCCCGTACTATTCTATTTGTTAGAAATCTTGTAGAGTGCTATCTCGTTGGGTCTGCCCTTTGGATCGTCAATTCTGATAGCTTGAAGAACATAGTCGTCATTGATGGTGTCCTGACTAAACTGTGTGAATCCCATGCTCTTCAGATAGTCGATAGTGGTCTTGTTCCAAACATCCATGCTATAAGAATCAATCTTATATTCCTTTTTCAACTCACCATTCTTGAAGAAGTAAACGTTGCTCTTCGGGGTGTTGCTTGTTGCGTTGTAAATGCGTGTCATAATCTCTCTGCCCTTCCGGGTCTTGGGGTTTAATTTGTTATTTGTTTCTTTTTCTGATGCAAAGATACGACAATAATTTTAAACGCACAAGTTTTTGTGCGTTTATTTTATGTTTTAGCATATCTTTTTATGCTTTTTCTTGCGTTTTTGCATAAGATAGCCCCAAATTGTAAAGTCAGAGATTACAAAACAGCCCCTTTTTGCATAATTACTTATTCTTTATTAAAACGAAATCCATAACGCTCTTGGAATAGTGCGTCGATATGATCAGGCACGCGGTCCTCGCGCTTCTGATTGAGTTTCAGCAGGTCGGTGTAGTAGTTTAGTGCCGTAAGAAAACGGCGGTCACGGGGCACGCTGCCGCCCTCGATGCCGAACCGCTTCTGAGCGTATTGCAATTCGCACACCAGCCGATGGTTGTGTGTGAACTCTTCGCAGTTGCCCCACACCAGCAGCATGGCACAGATAATGGCGCACGTTTCAGTCGAGACGATGGGGATGCCTGCGTCAAGTGCCGCCTGATACATCGCCCATCGCTCTTTGTATTCGGGATTGTCAAAGATACTGTTCATACCTTCTCAGTTATTAGTGTTCTGCGTTCCACGAAGTAGCACTCCACGCTCACCAGCTTGCCGCGTTTGTCGTGCCGGTGGTTGCGGTAGCGCATCTCCTCGCCATCCATAAACAGCTGCATGTTGCGCTTGTTCTTGGTGATGCACTTCCATAAGGCTTCCAGGTACAACCATTGTTCGCCCTTTGGTTTGTTGGCGGTCAGTTCGCCGACTACCTTTTGCACCGCTTGGATGGCTCCCAGATAGTAGGCACCATAATAGGCTACGCTCTGCCGGTTTAGCTTCAGCTCGTTCTGGGTGGCAAAGCGTCGCGCCATGATGTCTTGTGCCTGCTCTATGATCTTATTCTCCTGTTCCGTTGTCATGCTTTGCTCTCGTTTCTTTGCAATCCACATTGTTCACCGTCAGATACTCCAGTCGCAGCGCGTGCATCTTCTCGCAGATTTCGTGCTTCTCGTCGCGATACTTGCGGTGGAAGAATGTCTTGTCGTTCTGGTAGGTCTTTAGCAGTTCCTTCTGTTTCTTCTTCAGCTGCCCTATTTGCGACTGTATGCGCTTGCACTCGGCCTGATATTTCACACTCAGTTCCATCTTGTGAGCGGCCTCGCGCTCACCAACCTCTTGCAAGCGGCGGTCAAGTTCCGCCCGCTTTGCTTCGTACTCACTTAAAATCATAGTTCCTTATATTTGATTTTACTCATCCGAGATATTCCACTTTGGCGGGGAATCGGTTGGCTTGCACCTCGTCATCTGCCCAGTTGAAGCTGAGTACATTAAAGACGCCGGAAAACTTGTCATCGTCGCTGCAAAGTTCGGGCGCAATCACCTTCATAATACCTTTGTAGAATCCGAGACTGTTTTCCTCGTCTTCGCCTTCCATGAAGCTGTCCATACAGATGTCGAATACACTGCCACATCCCACGGGATCGTTGGCCACGATGGTGATGATGTTTCGGGTGCTGCCGATGTACGGCGATACGCCAGTGTACTTGTTGCCGTCGTAATGGCTGTAACCCCACGGCAGCAGAATGTTCAAAATCTCTTTCAGTCTCTCTTCTGGAATGAGGTCCACAGCCTTCTTCTCCGGCTGCTCCACCTCGGGTGCTTTTTCTTGTGTCATAGTTCTTTGATATTTTTACGTTCTTTTACTTAAACTGCCTTGCTTGCAGCTTGCGCTTGATGGCTTCGGCACGGAGGCGTTCCATGCCCTGCTGGAACTTCGCAACGGCCTTGTCGCGGAATTCGCTTAAGGGATTGAGGGTGGGCATCATGGTGCCGTCCTTGCGGGGGATGGTGAAGGTGTCCTGATAGCCGGGCTGGTTCATCTGGTCGGTCAGGCGGTCGATGAAGGTCTTCTGCTGGGCGAGTTCGTCGAGGTCGAGGGCGAGGGAGTCGGTCCAGAGGTTGTCGGCCTGGAGGGGGCGGCGTATCTCGTCGCGGTTCTGCTCGGTCTGCTG